TATCAGTTTTTGACTTTAATGTTAAGCATTGTAGGATCCCTGGTATATGGCACTATGCGTTTTGCAAAGCTGGAAGAGAGGGAGTTGCAGCACTACGAAAGCCAGTGTGAAAAGAATATAGTTTATATCGAAAGTATTCAAAACCTGACGTGTGCTGTAAAATGCCTTACTACTACTACAGACAGTCTCAGGTATGAAATTAAGTTTATCAATTTTAGGAATGGATTGGAATAATGTCAGATGAAATACTCGATTTAAAAGACCAGACACCAGAAGCGCAGGCGATAGAGCCTTATACTACTAAATTAATGGATTTATTAGATCAGCGAAAGGTAATGTGGGATAAGCAGCCAGATTCAGAAGAAAAGAAGAAGTGGTTAATATCCAGGCGAGATCCCATTCTCGATATTGCTGAAACTATAGGCACTTATATATATAACGAATTTCCGGAGATCATAGATGGTTTACGTAAATAAAAATTTTAGCAGGGGCAAGATAAAAAAGATAACTCCGGAAAAGGGTGATCAATTTTACCGGTGTAACTTCTCCCAATTGAAAGTAACAGAGATATTTAAGGGAATTAAGAATCTTGATTTCGAGGCCTGTAATCTTATGAATTGTATTCTTCCTGCTGGTACGAAGCCTCCAAAAGACTGTTTAATTGTTCGAAAGAGCATGTGCAGTCACATTCATCCTGATGTAAGGCCTCTCTGTCCCGTAAATTGCCAACATGTAATTGATACTTATACTATTAAAATCGACAATAAGCAGGCTAACAAATCCTATAAATATGAAGACAAGGTGATATAATGCCCGACAGATATTACAAATCAACCGGAAGTAACACGGCCCCCTATGATACGTGGGTCAAGGCTGCAACGGCTGCACAGACAATAATTGATCTTGCAGTAGCAGGTGACACAAACCATTATTCGGGTACAATTAATGCAATATTAGATGTTGATACGAACTCTGGTGCAATAGGGAGTTGGATAAAACACATAGGACATAATAATGATGCGGCCCCTGTTTTAGATGGTACAAGAGTGTTGGTTGATGGCGCTGGTGTACGTGCTAATTGTATTGGCGCCTGTGATAAAAATTATCATTGGTGGGAAAATTTTGAGTTTACAAGGGCTACAGGTGATGGTGTTAATTTAGTTGACGCTCCAGATCCTCAAAACTGGGTATTTAAGAATTGTATTTCTCACACAAACGGTGCTGATGGTTGGGGTGGCGATGGGGGTGCGGGTACTATTTATTATATACGATGTAAAGCATATAACAACACAGCAAGAGGTTGGGACAGGGCAACCAAAAACGCCAGAGTAATATTGTGTGCTTGTTATGGTAATGGTACGGCAGGGCTTTATGAGGGTAATGGTGGGACACTTGTGCTGAACAGTTTATTTTACGACAACGGAGATGTTGCACAGAATTGTTATATTAATGTTAATGCTGAAGTGATAAACAATGTGTTTGATGGTACTAACCAAGCAAATTCAACGGGACTGCTAACAAAGCAGGATGGTGGGGTTGTGATGTTTAACAGGTTTACAAACTGCACCATAGGATTAGATGCTGACTTGGAATTTAAAATAGTGGGGTATAACTATTTCCATGACAACACCGCAGATACGGCAAATGCAGTAAACTTAGAATTGTTGTTAAATGATCTTGGATTGGATACTAATGAGTATGATGTTGATGTTGACGATGGGTATAATAATGCCGCTACAGCAGATTATAACTTAAAAGATTCACGCACTTATAATGGTAATGGTGATGATACTGTTGACCTTGGGGTTGGAGTATAATGGCACAGACAGGTTCAGTAAAACGAGTTATTACATCGGGAATACCTACAATACTTGAAACGGGTAGTGTAAAGTTTCAGATTTGCGCGGGTATTCCAAGTGCGTGGACAGCCGCAGGACCAGGCCCCGAGCCTCCAACTCCTCCCAGCGAAACCCTGAGAGTAGTCAAAAGCTCTATATCTACTTCCATAGGCCTCTCTCTTTCTGCTTTTATAATGATGATGATAATCTTAATGGTGATGGTGTAATATGGCAGCAGATTTAATATGTATTGGCGGTGACAGTATTAGGATGGGTTATGATAATAGGGTGGAGGCTTTAATGCCTGCAACTACTTTTTTTTATAACCCTGCTAATGATCAAGACATGCTGACGTTGTATGGTCATTTAGACACTTATTTGGCTTATATGCCAACCATTTTTCATCTTAACGCTACATATCACGATGCGGTAGGAGGAACTACTGATGGGCAGTATGAAGCTCGATTGAGAGATGTCCTTGATAAGTTACTGTCTGTTTATAGGTTGACAATTGTTTGGGCGCTTGGAACACCTGTTGATAATCCGGTTGACGATGCAAGGGTTGTTGAATTAAACACAATAGCTACAAATGTTATAAATTCATACGGAAACGACAGGATATCTATAAACGATTTGTATCAATTTTCGGTTGATAACGGGTTGGTGCGTCATGATGGCGTCCATTTTATAGCAGCCGATTATCAGCAAATTGCTATTGAAGTTCAAGGGGTTTTGACCCCATTATTAAGGAGTGGAAGTATGCCTTTACGATATGGTAATTCAAGGTTTTATAGAACCATCCAGGTTAAACCTGCTAATGTGTATGTTAATGATACGAATGTGCCAGTGTGTCTTTCTGAAGCTGATACTGTCAATGTGCCTGCTGGAGCATATAGAAATGATGGGGGCGATATTGTTGTAACTGATGCAAACGGTGATCTTATACTAAGAGAAATTGCAACCTTCAATCAAGGTGCTGCTACTATGCAATTATGGTATCGTGATCCTGTGCAAAACGTAGCCACAGGTGGCACAGAACTATATCTTCAGTGGGGCGGCTCTGACGTAAATGAAGCTAATAATCCAGTTACTTGGTTTAATAATTTTGGTGGTGCTGCTCATTGCCAACCGAGCATTCACTGTGAAGAAACTGCTGCAAATTTAACAGACAGTAGCGAGGTTTATACTGCTGCCGATGCTAATATGGTGTATAACCAAGCAGGGCAAATAGATGGTGCAGCAGGTTTTAACGGAACAAATTCCTTAAACTCTTGGGGAGATGTTACTGCTTTAAATGATAAGAATAGTCGATATAACGGCAGCGGATATTACAGCACGAAAACGGGCAAATAACACCAGAAGATACCTTGTTTATAATACAGGTGGTTCAATGCGTGTGTATGTATGTAATGGTGCCGCCTCTTATGGGCATTTTGCTTTGGCTGGAAAGATTGCTAATAATACATGGGCGCTTGTTACCATAGTATATGATGGTTCACTCGCAGGGGATGCAAACAGGTTGAAAATATATGTAGGCACTACTCAAATGGTGCTTGCTTTTGTCAATGCCATACCCGCAACTGCCGGGAACATGGCTGCCATTGCCTTTGAAATGGGAGACAATGGAGGCATAAGCTCACTTGATGGACGGATAGATGAGAACAGAATTATAGCCGGCGCACTATCATTAAATCAAATAAGAGGCCAATATGACAACCAGAACGAGTTCGGTGCAAACGGGACTGTTAATGTCGGTGAAATAGTGTCGTTTCAGACAAACAGAATAATCCAATCTCACATGTGACTGACTCAAAACGCAATGTCTTTGTAAATATATATATTACCTCTTATATAGCTTAAAGCTCTTCAGAAACGGAGAGCTTTTTTATTTGAGATTTAGCTTGACTTTCCATTAACATTGTAGTAACTTATAAGAGAAAGGAATAACTAAACCATTTATCAAAGGATAAACTCATGTTGAAGATTCCCGAAGACCAAAAGGCAACAAAGCCAATATTGGTTACAAAGATCCAGCATAAGCAGATCTGGAAGCTCGCAAAGAAGAGAAATCAGAAGATTACAGAACTTATAGATAGCTGGCTGGGCTACGATGAATTGAAGGAAGAGCTTAATGCGTCTTAACCCATCAGAGAACAGAAAGCGTGTCCAGCGCTTATTGAGAGATATAAAAAAGGTTCGATCTGATGAAAAACATGAGCCGGAAGGTAGCGCAGCGGAGCGCAAGGGCTTTCCCTGGTTTGGGAGTATCTTGCTCGTTCAAATCGAGGCAAGAGGGCCTGTCCGTAGCTTTCCGGCTCTTTTTAATTAACCCTATCAAGGAGTTGTTATGGAAACAGTAAGATTAATAGTTTGTTCAAATGTTAGCGGAGAAGAAGAGACAATGACATTTACAGACGATTTTGAAGTAAGTTCTGAAGATTATTGCTCGTCCGGTCAAACAGTAGATATTGACAAAAAAATTGAAATGGATGTTCCTTCAGGCTTTCCAATGAATCATACTTTTGTAAGGAATTAATTGAAACGCAGCGCAGACCTCTTAGCAATAGCGATAGTATTGGGATTGATAGCACTTACCCTCATTATCATTTATTTATAAAGGAGATCACATGGCAGACTCGTTAGGCATTACACTCAAGAAGGAACTGTTAATCGACATGGCCAAAGCTCGCAGCGGGGAGATATTGCCCTGCACAGCTCGGAAGACTTTAGACAATTGTTTCACAACCAGTCCAGAAGGCGTTTTATTTCTTTGGTATGTTGAAGCGGAATCCAAAACCACTCGCCTTATAAGCGAGAATACTGATATTAACGAGTATTTAACAAAGGAGGCACAATGATGAAAAAAGACCTGGTTCCTCAGAACGAGCAGGCACCAGTAACCGCAGTTAATTCACCAGCTGACATAATGCAGTTAGCTATGAACAAGGACCTTGATCTGGACCGCATTGAGAAGATGCTTGAACTCCAGACCAAGTATGAAGAGCGTGAGGCAAAGAAGGCCTATACACAGGCCATGGCTAACTTTAAAGCCAATCCTCCGGAAATATCCAAGGATAAGAATGTCCAATATCAAACTTCAAAGGGACAGACAAATTATAGCCATGCTACCCTTGGGAATGTAACCCAGAAGATTAACCAAGCTCTTGCCGGTCACGATCTTTCTGCAGGGTGGAAAACAGAGCAGGATAAGGATAATATCACAATTACCTGTACAATAACTCATGCTCTTGGACATAGCGAAAGCACTTCCCTGTCGGCTGGTGCTGACACTTCTGGAGGGAAAAACAGTATCCAGGCCGTAGGGTCCACAATCACATATCTGGAAAGATATACTCTTCTTGCCCTCACCGGTCTTGCTACCCATGATCAGGACGATGATGGCCGGGGAAGTGAAGGTGAAGGCCTTGTTTATATCACAGACAATCAGAAGTCTACTATTGTGGATATGATTGCAGACACTTCGGCCAATGAAGCAAGGTTCTTAAAATATCTCGGTGCAGAATCGATTGATACTATTCCGGCCACATTTTATAACAGGGCTATTAAGGCATTGGAAGTTAAAAAGGAGCAGGCATGATAATCGTAGAAGGAATTAAGCAAAACAGTCTGGAATGGTACGCTCTTAAGCTCGGCATTCCCAGTGCTTCCAGCTTTGACAAGATAATTACAACCAAGGGAGTTGTATCAAAGACGCGAGCGAAGTATCTGTATAAACTGGCTGGCGAGGTTGTAACTGGTGAGCGTGAGGAGGGATATAACAATTCCAATATGGATCGAGGCCATGAGCGCGAAGAAGAGTCCAGAAATGCCTATGAGCTCATTAAAGATGTTGAGGTGGAACAGGTAGGCTTTGTCTATTTTGATGAAAAGAAAGACATTGGCTGTTCTCCTGATGGCCTTGTGGGTGAAGATGGAGGATTCGAGACAAAGGACGCTCTTCCTCATGTTCATCTTGATCGATTAGAGAATGGCTGGTCAGAGTCACAGCATTTTCAGCAGGTCCAGGGAAGTCTTTATGTTACTGGCCGGAAGTGGTGGGACCTTGTAAGTTATTCCAGAGGGTTCAAGCCTTTAATCATCAGGTTTGAACGTGACGAGGAGTTTATTAAGAAGTTAGCTGTTGAACTCCGCTTATTCAATAACAACTTAAAAGATGTCGTTAAAAAGTATTCTGTATAGGAGATATTATGGAAACCACTGAACTCATGACTATTAACCAGGAGAACGCTCTTGAAGTATTTACCGGAGACAAGCTGCCGGAATATTTAAAAGCTATTAAGGAAGATGCTTTAAACTTTGTTGCAGATCCTGATACTGCTACCGGGAGAAAGCAGATAGCATCAAAAGCCCATAGCATTGCAAAAGAGAAGGTGCGTATTGATAATATTGGCAAGGTCCTGGTGGCTGACTGGAAAGCAAAGAGTTATATGGTTGATGAAGCCAGGAAGAAGACCCGGGATTTTATGGACGATGTTAAAAAGGAGGTTCGCCTGCCATTGACCGAGTATGAGGATGCTAAGAAAGCGGTAGAAGAAGCAGAGCGCCAAGCTATCAAGAAGGAGATGGAATGGGAAGAGGCCCTGGTTGAAGATGATTTCTTTAACCGGAAAAAGGAGGTTGAGCGCAAAGAGGCTGAGTTGAAAGCCCAGGAAGAAGAGCGTCTTGCTAAAGAGAAGGCTCTCCAGGCAGAGATTGATCAGAAGAACCGTGAAGAGAGGATAAAACTGGAAGCCAAAGAGAAAGCGGAACGCGAAGCAGCTGATAAGATTGAGGCACTAAAGCAGGTCCAGCGTGACAAGGTAGCAAAGGAACTCGCTGAGAAAGAGCGCATTGAGGAAGAGAAGCGGGAGGCCCAGAGACTTGCTGATCGGAAAGCTGCTAACCTGAATCACCAGCGGAAGATCAACCGGGAAGCGCTCGAGGGCTTTGTTGACCATGGCCTTACAGAAGAGCTTGCTAAAAACATCATTACCCTGATAGCCAAGGGTGAAATCAAACACATTTCTATTAAGTATTAAAGGATGGGTGATATGGGAGACATGGCAGATTTGATGTTAGATGGTACAATGTGTTCGGTATGCGGAGTGTATCTGGGTAGTGACGCTGACTACCCTCAAATGTGTGCAGATTGCGAAAAAGAAGAGAAGGAGGCTCGCGCAGAGGACCAACACGATGAAACCAGGAAGCCTGCTAACCTGACATGGAACAGAGAAACCGGAAAGTATGAGTCTGCAAATGCCAAATAGAACCCTGTATCCCTGCACCTGTAACGGCTTTGAGAATAATCCTTATTGCGTCTTCCATTATTCAAAGGAAACCAGAATAAGAATATCACCAGTGATTCAGGGATTAAAAGATCAATATCAATTTAATCACCAGGAAGCTTATGAGAGAGGTGTTGAATTAATTTGTAACGAATTGAAACAGGAAGAAAAAGAACGTAAGCTATTGATAGAAAGAAAGTACTATAATTCACTTAAAGTTGCTTAAAAAGAATGTGAGTGCGTATAGCGACTTGTTGTAAGAAATAATCAATTCATTTATTATTAAAGGATTTTGCTATGTACATATTGCTTGAAGAGGGAATGAAAATTAAGTTTGGCGATGAACATCTTGATGATAAATCTTTGGAGTGGGAAGATATGGATGGCTTTTTATTTTTTGGTCATAGTTATCAAGAAAGCTTTCATGTTCCGATAAGGCGCAAAATTAACACTATTGAAGAATTGATTACATCTTACAACAACAGCAAGCCAACATTGAAAAAATAACGTCGGCTGTGCTATGTACGTTGTATGCAATAAATTTTTTCAAAAAGGAGTTGTATAATGGCCGAAAAATTATTACCATGTCCGTTTTGCGGGAAAAATCCAAAGGTTTTAGCAAGAGGTTCAATCATGTGTAGTAATGACAGTTGTTCGGCAGGCCCAATGGCTATGATGTCAATGTTTGCTTCTAAAAAGGCGTGTGTAAAAGGCTGGAATCATCGGCCACAAATTAAGGAAGAAAAAATTGACAACACACAACACACAAAGGCTACAATTGCTTTGGAGGACGTGGGTAAAATTTTAAAAAGTTATCCACGTGAAATTAACCCAAATTTTGCCGCAAACCTTATTGTTGAAATGGAAAAAAAGGCGCAACAATAGCCCTTTGCTGTACGTTGCACAAAATTAAACCGCTAAGAGCAGAATTGTAGTTTGGCAAAATGATGAAACAACTTAAATATTACAAATATGAGGGCTTAAACTGCCACCATTGCAGGCGGTCACATTATGATGGTCACGGAAATGGAACGTGTCCAATTGAATTTAAAAAGGGCGCACATGAAAAGAAATTTGTAAACCCTGGCGAAACAAATCTTATATGCAGATACTTTGAAAAGATTTTGCCAAAAGAAAGTGCGGAAAACATTGAAAACAGTATATTATGACTTAGAAAGAACGTGTAAAGAAAGGGGCTTAAGGTGAATGAGAAATTTGTAGACATACCAGGATGGAAAGGGCTTTATCAGATTTCTAATTTAGGTAGAGTTAAAAGTTTAGCAAGACCTCTTTTTAATGGGGCGGGATATTTTAAATCAAAGGAACAAATATTAAAAACAAGCAAAAATATTAATGGTTATCTATCTTTACGTTTGTGCGGGAGCGGGGAACGCTACAAGGTAGATGTTAGTAGGTTAATGAAATTGGCATTTTTTAACAATTCAAAGCTGGAAATAGACCACATAAACGGAGACAAAACAGATAATCGGTTAGACAATCTTAGGCTTTGTACTCATTCACAAAATCATTTTAATATCAAAAAGGCGGGAAGGTGTTCTTCTCGGTTTAAGGGTGTTTATTTTATAAAAAAAACCAATAGGTGGTGTGCAAGAATAACGGTGAAAGGTAAAACTTATAGACTCGGCAATTTTTGTACAGAAGAAGACGCAGCAAAAGCCTATGATGTTGAAGCCAAAAAGCGTTGTGGAGGATTTGCTGTACTAAATTTAAGCTCCGAAAAATCGTGAAGGAATACTACCAGAAGAAGGACCAGGATAAATGCAAGGAGAAATGATTCTATACTGGCTTGGGGCTATCGGTGGCATAGGAGCTGCAATAGCATTTGGATATATTATTTTTAAACTTATTACGAGGAGGGATTGATGACTACCTTATTCAGAATGAATGTTATCTGGGACGTATGTGACGAGATCGAGGAGGCTCGCAGGCTTTTAGAGAAGTACCTGGCTTCAAAGGGTAAAGAGTTAGTTGTAACCTCTGCAAACGATAGCCAGCACTCAGATGGATCCCTTCATCCTTCAGGAAAGGCTTTTGATATCCGGAAGGTCGCGGGAAAATTAACCCGTAAAATAATATACAACCTCATTAAACACCTTGGATTTCAGTATAAAGATGTTATTCCTACGTCTTGGGGATTTCATATTGAATATCAACCGAAAAAAAAGAAATAACTTGCAAACCAGTAACCATTATGCTATATTGATATTATCATGTTAACCGGCAAGAAATCATGCAAATCATTTACCCAGTAAAAGCCTTCCTCCAAAGGATAGCCCCGCTGTTGTTTACTTGCCGGTTACAACACGGACTGGGTACCTTATATTGTGAGCAGCTATGGCCCTAAGAGATCAACCCTATATTCCTCTTTATGTACAGGACTTTTTAACAGACGAAAAGCTTAACGAGTGTAGTGCAGAAGCAGTTGGAGTATATATAAAAATTATGTGTGTTATGCACAAATCTAAAGAGTATGGTGTTATTTTGTTAAAGCAAAAAGACAAGCAAAAGGATAAGCAAATAACTAATTTTGCTTTAAAGCTTGATAGTCATATGTCTTTTAAGGTTGCTGTTATTGAAAGCGCTCTTGGTGAATTAATAGAGGAAGAGGTTTTAAGGGTAGATGGTGATAGGTTAATACAAAAAAGGATGGTAAGCGACAATGATATAAGCACTAAGCGTTCTTTGGCTGGTAAAAAGGGAGGGAAAAAAACACAATTTGCTAAAGCAAACTATGAAGCAAACTCTGAAAATGAATATGTAATTGAAAGTGCAAATAAAAAAGATATAAAAAAAGCT